TCGAAGAGATAGAAGCCTCAGACCAATATTTTGACCACACGAGGACCGTTAAGACCTCCGTGCCGATCCCCGCTAGCCCGGCTGTATTCCGGGCTTCAGGCGGTGGGGGCGCCAGCGTGGCGCACCGGCATTGGAGGTCAAAATGGAAACGACGCTCGTACAGCCTAACGGAGTGGCTCCATCTCAGTCGAGGGCAGATGGAGGCACCAGCACGACGTCTCAACTAGAGCTATCGCGAAAAATCGCGGCGCTGACGGATCTGACCGCACAGCAACTCCGTACCGAATGGCGGCGCCTGTATCGGAGCCACCCGCCGAGGCTGAGCCGCGACTTGCTTGTCCGCACCGTCGCCTATCGCATGCAGGAGCTAGCCTATCGCGGCCTCAGCAAAGCGACTCAACGGAAGCTCGTGACGCTGACCAAGGAATTGGAAACGAACGGGAGCATCGTTTCCGATCCCAATCCACGCATCAGGCCGGGCGCGCGGCTCGTGCGGGAATGGCGCGGTAGGACGCACACTGTCGTCGTGACAGAGGAGGGTTTCGAATATGCCGGGAAAACCTATTCCTCGCTCACCAAGATCGCGCAGGCGATCACCGGCGCGCATTGGTCCGGCCCTCGCTTCTTCGGCTTGAACCGCAGTGACGCATCCGACGCTCCGTCCGATCCGAACCTGAGCGACATGATCGGCGACGGAGAGGACTGCAATGGTTAGCCAGACTCCTAGCGGTGCGGGGCGTGGCCAAATGCGCCTTCGTTGCGCGATCTATACCCGTAAGAGTAGCGAGGAGGGTTTGGAGCAGAACTTCAACTCCCTCGATGCTCAACGCGAGGCGTGCGAAGCCTTCATTGCGAGTCAGAAGCATGAGGGTTGGACTATTCTCCCTGAGATGTATGATGACGGAGGATTTTCGGGCGGGACAATAGAGCGGCCGGCATTCCAGCGGTTGCTGGTGGACGTGGGCGAAGGCAAAATCGATGTGGTCGTGGTCTACAAGGTCGACCGCTTGACGCGGTCATTGTCCGACTTCGCCAAGATCGTCGAGATCTTCGACAAACGGAACGTCTCTTTCGTCTCGGTGACTCAACAGTTCAACACCACGACGTCTATGGGGCGCCTTACGCTTAATATTCTTCTGTCCTTTGCCCAGTTCGAGCGGGAGGTCACCGGCGAGCGCATCCGCGACAAGATTGCCGCCTCGAAGAAGAAGGGCATGTGGATGGGCGGCCTGCCGTCACTGGGTTACAACGTCAAGGACAGGAGGCTCGTTATCAACGAGGCGGAAGCCAAAATCGTACGACACATCTTCCAGCGCTATACCGAGCTAAAATCCGTTCGACTGCTCAAGGCCGACCTCGATGCATCGGGTATCGTCAGCAAGTCTCGGAACGCATCTGACGGTACTCGGTATGGCGAGAAGTCGCTGGCCCGCGGCGCGCTCTATCTCATGCTGCAGAACCGGATCTATCGCGGCGAGATCGTGCACAAGGACAGGTGCTATCCCGGTGAACATGAGGCCATCGTTGATGAAGCTCTCTGGAGCGAGGTTCAGACGATCCTCACAGAAAACCGGGCCGATCGCATTCTTGGCACGGCCGAAAAGCAAGTTAGCCTATTGTCCGGCATCCTGTTCGATGCACGTGGCGAGCGGATGACTCCGACCCATGCGACAAAGAATAACACCCGCTACCGCTATTATGTCTCACGTTCGCTACTCGTCGGAACGGTGAAGCACTCGGGCCAGCGTATCCCGGCCTCCAGCCTGGAGGCTCTTGTCACGCGTCGCATTCATGGCTGGTTCGGCGATCGAGCGGCGATGCTCGATATCATCCAGAGCCACACGTCCGATGCTGCAACCCAGAAACGGTTGATGGTTGGTCTCGAGCAATGCGTGGCGACATGGCCGGAACTCAGGGCCGATGATGTTCGCAAATTCATGCTGTCGATCGCGGCACGCATTCAGGTCCACGCGGATCGGATCGACATTTCGCTGAATTCGATCCGCCTCCCTCGATGGCTTGGTCGATCGGATGCTCCCGCTGAGCCGACTGCAGAAACACAGTCCGATACCGACGGTCACTTCGTGACATTAACTATTCCTGCTCGTCTCAAGCGAGCTGGCAAGGAGATGAAGATCGTCGTCGAGGATGGGTCCGATCCCGCAACTCCTGATGCCAGCTTGGTGCGCGTTCTCGTCCGCGCCCATGTGATCCGAGATCGGCTTCTTCAGGACAAGAGCCGGACACTCGACGAAATTGCCAAATCGGAAGGAATGGTAGCGTCCTATGCGACGCGGCTGTTCCGTCTTACGCTGCTGGCGCCTGATATCGTCAGCGCAATCCTCGGCGGAAAGCATCCGCCCGAACTGACGGCGCGCAAGCTCATGGATGACACGCGATTGCCGCTCGATTGGAACGAGCAGCGACAAAGTCTCGGGTTCGCGTGAGCACTGCCAAAACCAAAATCCGCGCCACCAATTCAATTCTCGCCCGACCTGTTCTCTCTTTTGAGTTCAAATCGTCTCTGCTCATGCGGAACGCTGAGGTCGCCGTTGCGCGCGCCTTTTCCGGGCGCGAACCAGGGCCACCCATTTAGGTTCGGACTTGGTCCGCGTCGCACGCGGTGAATTGCTTTTCTTTGCCGCCGGGACCTTCGTTTCGGCAGGCGTCTTGCTTTCTTTCAAGGCATTGGACCGTAGGGGCCGCTTGGGGGCGGTGGGCGTGCGGGTATCGGAATTGGCAGTCTCGACCATCTCCAGCCCGAACAGTGCCGCGACATCTCTGTCGTCGAGCACCTTCGCTGCGGCGGGCGCTGCCTTTGTCAGAGAAAAATCCTGTCCGGCACTGGCGATCAATTCGTTTTCATCCACGCCGCGCAGCACGAAGAGAAGTTGAGGCTTTTCGTCAAGCCTGGCGCCGACGCCATAGAGCGCCGCCGCAACGTGTTTGCACATGTCTGCCCAGTCCGGACAGCTGCAGGACAGCTTGATTTCCTTGGGCGACGGAAACAGGCCGTCGCCCTCCCGACAGACTCGGTCCATGACGCCCTTGGCCAAGCGGCCTTGCAGGAGCTCAACCAACGAGTCAATCGTTCCTGCGCAATCCCGACAGATGGCTTTCCAGCGTGCCGCTGTGACCGGTGCAATGGTGATCTTGATTTTGTAGAGTGCAGAACCGGCGACCATCGCCACGACCTCGCCCTTCGCGATTTGCAGGTCGAGGACGGAACCGTTGCGGACATAGTTTCGGCCACGCGGCACGCGGTTCTCGTAGTCGCTATAACGCTCGAGGTTGATGCACCACGACTTGCCCCAGAAGCTCTTGGCAATCGTGCGACCCTCGATCGTCACGGGTGCAATGGATTGTCCCTGCTTCTTGAGCTTGGCCAATTTGCGTTCCGCCTGCCGCCGCTTCTCGGCCACCGGCACATAAGGGTGCCATCCAAAATAGCTCATCCATCACCTCTCCTTCATCGCCGCACCCAGATCGAGAGCCACGAGCTTGAGCAACTCCTCATCCTTCATCTCGGTCAACACAACGTCAGGCCCGCCGCTCAGAAAATCCCCAGCCAATTGCTGCTTCGACTCAATCATCTGGTCGATCTTGTCCTCCACGGTGCCGCGGCAAATGAACTTGTGCACGAGCACATTCTTAGTTTGCCCGATTCGGAAAGCTCGGTCAGTGGCCTGGTTTTCAACAGCCGGATTCCACCACCTGTCAAAATGGATGACATGTGAGGCCGCGGTAAGATTGAGCCCGGCGCCGCCTGCTTTGAGAGAGAGCACGAAGAACGGGACGTTTTCGTCCTCCTGGAACTGGCGCACAAGTTCCTTGCGCTTCTTGACCTCTGTCTCGCCGTGCAGGACGAGGCCGGCCCGCCCGAACACGGAGCCCAGGAACGCCACCAGCGGCGCCGTTGTCTCCTTGAACTGGGTGAAGATCAACGCCTTCTCCTGCCGGTCGGCAACCACCTCCGCGATGTCGCGCAGACGCGCGAGCTTACCGCTGTCCTCCTCAGCCCATGCGCCGTCGCCGAGCCACTGCGAGGGATGGTTGCAGATCTGCTTCAGCCGCATGAGAAAGGCGAGGACTGTGCCTCTTCGCTGCATTCCATCGACGTCTTCGAGCTGGCGCGCCAGCTCTTCCACCGCTTGCTGGTAAAGCGCCGCCTGCTTGCGGCTCAAGGGGCAGAAGGTTTTCACCTCGATCTTGTCGGGCAAGTCCGCAATGATGCTCTTGTCGGTCTTCAGACGCCGCAGGATATAGGGGCGCACCAGATCGCGGAGTGGGCCGAACGGGTTGTGAGACTGGTCGGCGAGGTGTTTGACGAAGGACGAAAACTGCTTCGACGATCCCAACAGTCCAGGATTGATGAAGTCGAAGATCGACCACAGGTCACTGAGCCGATTCTCAATGGGCGTGCCGGTTAGGGCAATGCGAGTATCGGCCCGGAGCTGCTTGACCGTTTTGGTTTGCTTGGCGGCCGGATTCTTGATGGCCTGCGCCTCGTCAAGCACGACCAGTCGCCATGGTGTGGTACCCAGCCACGGCGAGCGCGCCAGAAAACCGTAGCTCGTGATGACCAGGTCGACATCTGCCAGATTGTCCGCGTCGTCCGCCTTCAGTTTCTCGGCCGGCGCGGCCGATGGATGGACCACGACCGCTTTGAGGCTCGGCGCAAATCGGGCAATCTCCGCGGCCCAGTTGGCGAGCAGCGAGGCCGGGGCCACGAGGAGGCACGGTTTCCGCTTGTCCCCCGCCTCGTTCTTCAGCACCAGCAGCAGCGACAAGACCTGAATGGTCTTGCCGAGCCCCATGTCGTCGGCAAGGCAGGCCCCAAGCCTGAGCTGGGTGAGCAGATAAAGCCATTGCACACCCGTCTGCTGATAGGGCCGCAATGTGCCCAGAAGGAATCTACCGGGATCGATCCGTGCGAGCCCATCGGGGCGGCGCAAGGCCGCCAGCGTCTCCGCCAGCCAGGGACCGGCCACAGTCTGGCTCCAGTCGATGCCGGCTTGCCCGCCGGAGCCATTCTCGGCGATGCCAGCCCCGGCCAGCATGCGCATCGCCTCGCCGAATGATAGACCATCGACGGCGGCGCGGTGCTCGATGGCCTCAAATTGATCGAGTGTCCGACTCAGTCGTGCATGGTCAACCTCGACCCACTTGCCGCGAATTAAGGCCAACCCGTCGGAATGCGCCAGAAGCCGTTTGATTTCGGCCGCCGAGAGTTTTTCGCCGTCGAGCGTCACCTCCATCCGGAAGTCGAGCAGCGCATCCATCCCCAGTTGTGACGGTGCGTTGCCCCCGATCGTTGCCTTCACCTGTGGGCGGGCGGGGCGGTTCATGCGCCAGTTCGCCGGCATCCGCACGACCACCCCGGCGCTTTCGAGCGCGGGCACGTCCTTCAGGAATTGCACCGCCTGTTGTGGGCTCCAGCGCAGCGGGTGAAAAATCTCGCCCGCATCGACCATGGCCTTCAACCAAGGGCAATGCTCGGCGGCGCGCTGGACGGGCGTCAACAACGACAGCAGGCGTTCGCGGTTCCTCGTACCGGCATATTCCTGCAAAGCCTTGCCGAGCGGCAGATGCTGAGCCTTGGCCTCAGCCGAAAGTCTTGTCGTGTAGGTCGCAAGAAACGCGAACGGGGCGTCCTCGTCCTTCCTGTTCTCGGCAAGATTGAAATGCACGCGTCCAACCAGGTTCCAGGCTGGATGACGACTTTTGAGGAACTCCTGCACGGAGAGCTTGGCGTCAGCCAGCTCGGCATCGAAGGCCGCATCCATGCCTCGCCAAAGATCCGCCAGGACGGCCGCCGTCAGGTATTCCGCGCCGGTCATGGGCGGAACGGCTGCGGCCATCGTGTCCAGCTCGCCCTCCGCGGGAATTGGCACAGGCGGCTTGGCTCCCTCGCCGATACCGGGAAGGGCGCACAATGCGGTCACATAGCGCGCTCCAAGCTCCCGCCAGTACGACAGCACCGGCGGAAGAACCGTCCCGACCTCGTCGGCGCCCAGGCACAACAGTCCATGCCCGCAACCCCTTACAAACGCCTGCTCAAGCCGCGAGCCCTGCTCGGGCTCCAACGCCAGCGCCTCCCCCGTTTGCCGCAACGTCAGCAACCCATGCGGAGTGAGAACGGGTGCCAGCATCGTCATGACGGATGCGTCCGTACGATCCCACGGATATCTTTTGCGCTCATCGGCGTCATCGTCGTGAAATTCATCGGAACCAAGCGCGAGTTCGGCAAGGTCATCATCGAGTCAGAGGTAACGCTGCAGAATCTTGACATGATGGTAGCGCTGTTCATGCTCATGATCATGAAGGGGTGCACTTGGTGATCTGATCATGAAGGGGTGCACTTGGTGATCCGGATTACATCCCTGGCGCCCCAAGGTCCGCCGCAGCGGCGAACTAATGTAGTTCCTTGGCTGCGCTTCTGCTCCAGATCGTCGGAATAACGAATGACGCACGGTCGGGTCGCGGACGCCACGCTCTTCGGATCGACTCAATGCGCAACGTCGAAGCATCGTTGTTGCGGCATCACGGTCAGTCAAGTTAGCCCGCAATTCGGCCACGGTCTCTCGTTCCGTGTCTCGCTCTCTCACCGGAAATACTGCGTCCGAGCAAGAGATTCCCGTACCACCAAAATGCGCAAATGAGATTCGCGGGCCGCCAACGCCTTTGATGTCGGACGAATTCGTCTCTGCGTGAAAAGCGTCGTTGCCAATGTGGCGCAAAGCCCCGGAAACCACGAAGGAATTCGCACGAATGAAAAGACAAAAATAAGAGATATATCAATTACTTAGTTCGTGGCGGAGAGGGAGTCCGCCGAACTATCGATCCCAGTCATTCGCCAGGGTTCGCTACTAATCAAATAATCCCAGTGAATATAGGCCTTATTTTCGCTGTCGGTCGCTCTTAGCCGTATTCAATCACCCAAAGCCGTGCTATATTTGGGGACCTGCTTGGGGACCAAAACGGAGAGCGGCCATGGCTGGGAGGCTCACGGCACGGAAGGTCGCAACAGCGAAGCCGGGCAAATACAGCGACGGCGGCAACCTCTATTTGATTGTCGCCGATTCCGGGGCGCGCAAATGGGTGCTGCGCTTCACCTGGCGCGGCAGGGCCAAGGAAATGGGGCTGGGTAGCGCAATCAGCGTGTCCCTCGCGGATGCCCGTGAGAAAGCTGCGGACGCCCGTCGCAAGGTCGCGCAGGGCCTGAACCCCATAGACGAGCGAAAACGGGATGGCGGCATCCCCACATTCGGAGAGATGGCAGATAAAGTGCGCGAGGCATTATCCGCTGGCTTTCGGAATGAGAAGCACAAAGCGCAGTGGAAGACGACATTGGAAACCTATGCCGCGCCGTTGCGAGCCAAGCCCGTAGATACAATCGTGACGGATGATGTTCTGGCGGCGCTGAAGCCGATCTGGACGAAGAAAGCCGAGACTGCTTCGCGTGTTCGTGGTCGCATTGAGAAGGTCTTAGATGCGGCCAAGGCGAGGGGCTTTAGGGAAGGTGAGAACCCTGCCCGTTGGCGCGGCCATCTAGACCACCTGTTGCCAAAGCCCTTGAAGCTGACGCGGGGCCATCATGCTGCAATGGCCTACGAGGATGTCCCTAAATTTATTGGCCACTTGCGCAAGCGCGAGGCTGTGGCAGCCCTAGCCCTTGAGTTCTGCATTCTAACTGCAGCCCGATCTGGCGAAGTGCTTGGAATGCAATGGTCCGAAATCGACATGGACAAGACAATTTGGACCGTGCCTGCGGAGCGCATGAAGGCGGGTCGGGAGCATCGTGTTCCTTTGTCGGCCCGCGCCGTCGCAATCCTGAAGGCGCTCGCCAAAACGACACAGGGCAAGTTTGTTTTTACTGGGCAGACTCCTCACAAACCACTTTCAGGAATGGCCATGGAAATGCTTTTGCGCCGCATGAAGATTGATGATGCGACCGTCCATGGATTCCGCTCCAGCTTCCGCGACTGGGCCGGTAACGTCTCAAACTTCCCACGCGAAATTATGGAAATGGCGCTATCCCACGTCATCGGAGATAAAGCGGAACAAGCCTACAGACGCGGGGATGCTCTGGATAAGCGTCGCAAGCTCATGGAAGCGTGGGCCAATTATTGCGAGCCAAGAACTACCGGTAACGTTGTTGAACTCAAGGGGAGCGGAAAACAATGAACGGATGTCCGACTGCCCCCATCGAAGATAAACATCTCAGCTAAATGTTCACCGCCATCACAAATTACATGAAGGTGCGTTGGCCCGGGCGTCGAGTGCTGCTGATTCACACAAACGCAAAGCCGTCTAACGCTGTCGCCAAACCAATCATCCCTTCTATTGCCGAACGTTCACTACGCCCATTTGGGTTCAACGATTTCCTGAACCTCAATATCTCGCCACGCCAAATGTTGTTGCATCCGATTCTTCCCGAGCGGAGTTTGGCGATGCTCTATGCTCCACGCGGAATAGGGAAAAGTTGGTTAGGTCTTTCTATCGGTTTGGCTGTTGCAAGTGGACGTTCTTTTCTCCGTTGGTCCGCCCCTAATCCGAAGCGTGTTCTTTATGTGGACGGAGAAATGCCGCTTGTTTCACTGCAGGAACGGCTGAGGGCTATCTCAATTGGTTTAGGTGAAATTCCAAATGACGGGTTTCAAATCTTAGCCGCGGATAATGTTGACGGCGGACTCAATCTCGGAACGGAAGATGGTCAGCACGGAATAGAACCTTTGCTTGATGGTATTGACCTGCTCATCTTGGACAATCTTTCAACGCTTTGTTCTAACCGTAGCGAGTCAGCTTCTGATGCATGGACTCCTATACAAAGTTGGCTTCTCAATCTTCGTCGGCGTGGAATTTCCGTCCTTTTCATCCATCATGCGGGCAACAATGGTCGTCAGCGCGGAACATCTCGTCGTGAGGACACCTTGGATACCGTCATCGCATTGAAACGGCCGGACGATTATTTACCCGAACAAGGAGCCCGCTTTCAGGTCCATTTTGAAAAGCTTCGCAACAGAGTGGACGGGATTGGCTCATCACCATTTGAGGCCATCGTTGAACCGTTTGTAGCTGATGGGCATGACGGCATTAGATGGTCGGCCCGTGATTTGATTGCACCAATATTGAAGCGAGCAGCGGTCATGTTTGAAGACGGTCACACAGTCCGTCAGGTCGCTACGATGCTGGGAGTATCAAAATCGGAGGCAGGTCGGCTTCGTCAGCGCGCCATAGATGAAAGCTTGTTTGATTCCGCCAATGAGGATGGTGACCTAACCAATATCAACGGGTCTGAGGTGGTGGCACAGTTTGAAAATTAGGACAACCATCGCCATCTACGGTCTATGAGTAAGGAATTTGACCCGTCCGATTTTTCTTTTGTCGTGAAGATGCGAGGGGGCCTGCGAAGCGCTGGCGGTGGGAGATTTATCGTGCCGGTAGGTCGGGGCCGGTAGAATGCTCGCCCGTTCTTTTTGAAAGCATGGCAAAGGCAGCCAAAGAGGGGAAAAAGGCCCTTGC